CCCAGCCGTTGCCACGCGTTTTGTGCACTACCAAGTAGGTCAGGTCGTATCTGATTGAAGAGATTGTGTTTATTTTGAGCAATGGACCTCGTTTATACTGGTCATATCTTCGGTATGGATGGGGTTGAGTGTCAGTCGTTTGAGGTGTGTAAGAGTCCACTTTTATGTGGTACTCCAACACCGGCGATGGTGAATGGTCCGGTAATCAATATACTGGGCCATACTTCAGAACCATGTGCCTTTTATACCCCGTGTTCATCTGTCACTGATCCGGCAGTTATTGAATCAGCAGTAGGTATTGATGTTCAGATAACCTTTGCTAAGAGCAAGGTTCTGAGAGTTCATGGGAAGCGTGGTGGGTTTTATGTGAATGTTAAAGTTCAGTATAACTCAATCCGTGGTGTGTCCCAGGATACATATATCGAGGTGTTGGCAATTGCCAGATTGTGGGCTTTTGGTAAGACTATGTCCGAGGGTCTTAGGTGTCGTATTGTAACTGTTGTGGAGCAAGCGTTAAAGACATTGGATATTAAAATTCCAGCTAGTCAACGTTTGTTGTTGGTATCCCAGGTGTGGGTTGATCTGACTACTGGCCAGGGTCCTGAAGACATGGTCAATACTCATTTGCATGAGAACAGAGATGAATATAGGAGTAAGTTTTTAGGTGGTAATCTCTCAGATTCCTGGTGGTCCAAGTTTATTGGCCGCGTTAAGTCTGTATGTTCGTTTGGTTTGTTGCCAGCTCCGTCAGCTGGTGGCTTACCATGCGAATAGGACAGCTTAGTCTTTGTCCCTTTCCGATGTGACCACGGGGCGCATGATGATATTCAAGCACCTAATGGTAAATGTTGGGGAAAGGGACTGAGCTGGAGAGGGGGAAGGGGTTGTTGGGTGGTGGATGTTGGGGTGAAGGAGTTTTTGGAGGATTTCTACGTATATAGGAATTGTGAATGTAATTTGAAGCAAGCACTGATAGAGCGCTTTCATGTACCGGGTGTTAAAGCACGCGAACGGTATGCTGAACATGGTCTTACTGAGTCTGGAATTGTTCTTTGGGATAAAGCCCGAATAATAGCTCAGACATCAGGTGACTTAAGTAATGCTACTCCGTGGGACGATGATGAAGTCTCGAATTGTTATACAGGTGGTAAGAGAAAGATTTACCAGCGTACTTTTGCTAATATGCCCGTTGACTATTCGGATTGGTGGGCTAATGTTGCACCATTCGTTAAGGTTGAAAAGTATACATTCTATGATAAAATTAATCGTATTCCTAGACCTATACAGCCACGGACGATGACGTACCGTGCTTATTTGTCGAAGTTTATTAAACCAATTGAAAAGATTATGAAAAATATGGTCTTACCAGGATGTCGATATCCATTTATGGCCAAAGGTAAAAGTTCAATGGAATTAGCAACCATGTTTAAAAAGATGTGGGGTAGCTTTATATGTCCAGTTGCTTTATCTCTTGACCTCACTAAGTGTGATGGTACAATTCATCCTGTTCTAAAAGAACTTGAAAATATGTTCTTCAAAAGGTTTAGCGATGATCCGAATTTTATTGCGTGTCTTAAGGCACAAGAGTGTGATGAATATGCTGTTCTACTTGAAAAAGTCAAAACTGTTTTGAAGCATGGAA